TATGCTAAAAGATAATAGGTATTAGTTTATATACCTTTCGATGAGGTGGAGTTTTTATTGGCATCCCTTTCTGCCGCTTTAGTTGTTTCATTCATTGCTTTGGCTTGTTCTAATGCCTGTTGTTGTTGCATTGCCATTTGTTGTTGTTGCATTCTTTGTTGTCTTATTTGATTAACTTCCGCTTCTCCTCTTAAAATATTTTTAGGTACACCTAATAATTTTGCTCTTAATCTTACTGCTCTGTCGTGATCTATTAAATCCATAATTTCTGGACTTGCTTGACCTATTGTCATTGCTAATTGGTACAATCTTTCTACCGCAACAGCTTCTTCCATTCGTTGTGATCGTGCTAATGGACCTACATATTCAATATCCATATTAGCTTCACTAATATTATCTGGCGGTGTCATAAATTGACCTTTTCTAAACATTAATCCAAATACTCTTTCTATTAATGGATTTAAAAATTCAGTTTGAAATCTACCTAAAGTAGGACCAAGAAGTCTTTGCATTAATTCATATCTAACCTGCACTTCTGTTGCTGTCATTTGAGGACCTTCTTGTAATTGCAGTTGGTCTGAATAATATGCCTGTCGTATTGCAGTTCGTAATTGATTTTCTTTCATATCTGTAACTTGCCAATTACTAGCAACTTGTAATGGTTTAACTGCACCATCACTTCGTACTACTGTAATTCCTGCAGGTGTCATTCTAACCCTACCAATAACACCATCATCTGTTACAAGCAATGGTGGGTCTATAGCTTTTGCCCATGCTTTTAATCCTATTTCTACTGCTTTATTTAATGTTTTAATATCTGGTAATGCATTATAACTAGGTGATCTGCCAAATATTTCTCCTGTTGCTTTAGACCATCTTGGCACTAAATATGGAAATTCTTGATAACCACTTGTTCTAACTACCATTTGATCTTCTTCACAAACATGGCAGGAATGAAATGGTAATTTTGTTTTTGACTTTCCTACTGCTCGTTCATAATCTACAGTTGGTTCTACTGCGTGTATAAATGTAAAATTTTTATCTGGTTTTTCTATTGATGCTTTTATTACTTTTTCACCTAAATTTTCTTCACCAAATTCTTGAACAGCTTGTCTTGCTGTCATTACATATTTTCTATATAATGTATCTACCTGTCCGTTTATGTTTTCTTGTATATAATATTCAGCAATATGCAATGTTCTAAAATGTACACCTTCATCTGGTAATCCTACATCTCCATCTTCTACTAACATTGCACCTGTACCAATAGATGTTAAATCAAGATACATTTCGTGTACTTCTGTATTAAAATTAGATTCATTAAACATATCGTACATACGCCTAGCTGTATCTTCTAACCACAGTTGCACTTCTCTTTGATTGTTTAATTCTTCGTTTCTTAATTTTAGATGAAACCACGCTAATGATGGTGATGTTAATGTGCCTTGTAAACTTGCCGCTAATAAATTATTTGCTGTAATTGCAGTAGAATCAAATAATATATCTGTTCGTGATTCTCCTTGTGATCGTGTAAATGTAATATCCGCTTTTCTTGGCATTACATAATCTAAAATTTGTTGCCAATGATCTTCCCAAGTTTGACGATCACCTTCCATTCGTGATTGTCTTTTTTTTATATAATCAAAAACTTCCATATTAAGACATTGTTGATGTGCCACCTAATGTAGTTTTTTTAGTATCTACAG